ATGTGTACCCCTTGGTTATGGTTGTTGAACTGAAAAGACTAGTCTTAACTTTTTCTTTTATTGGTACAGCACGATACCCACCATACCACATTGTGTTTGGCGATGAAAGTTTTGCACACCCAAGAAGAAGTGGGACAGGGCTGTTTTCTGAAGCCCTTGGAAAGTTATTTGGATCAAGTTCTTCAGCACGTGCGTCTTCTAAATCTGGTCTAGGGGCCAGAAGCGCTAGGGCAACAAAGCTTACAGCTGCTATAAGAAACCAAGTCCAGATCATTTTTTAAAGCCTACTTGAGTAAGGGTTTCTATTTGGTACAAAAGGAAACCCACCAAAGTTGTCGCCGTTGTTGAACTTATTCTTACATGTTGTGAAGGTGTGATTGCAACCCTGTCTTATAGTCACAGTATCGTTCACAGATAGGTTTGAAAAAGGGGAACTAATCTGAAAAGATGTTCCTGTGTTCCCTATGATCATCCGTCTTTCACCACTAGCGGTGAAAATTTCACCAGCGTCACAATCACCATCTGCAAACGGGTTAGCGTCAAGAACTATGTCTGTGCCTGATATAGACAACACAGTCTGATCTGATCGAAACGCAGTGTCAGCAACACCACATCTTTCATCATAAAGAACATGGTTGCAAGGTGCTTGGTACTTCACAGCAGGGCATGGGTTTCTGAACACGTAGTTGAACAGGGTAGGGACTGTTAGATTTGCAGTTCTTCCTTCAATCTGCCACGATATAACTTCGCCCGTCCACTGAAGAACAGTATCGTTAGGGTTTAGAGGATGAACCCTTTGGACTTCACACATAAGACGTGGGGGACTTTCAAGAAAAGCATACTGTGTGACCATAGGATGATCGAACGGCAAAGTTATAGACAATGCAACACTTTGTTCTTCTTGTGATGCATAAGCTATAGACTTTCTTTCAATGAATTCTGAAATCCAAGTGGCTTCCGTGTTTATGAAATCCACAGCACTTGATGTCAGATACCAAGTGTTGAATGTACCTGTGAATTTGAACAATTCAACAGGTTGCCCAGATGCAGCTGATTTTTCATCATCGTTGAAAGCCATTACCCATCATCCGTTGTTTTCACTGACATTGATATAACACTTTCCAAATGTGTGTGTTGGATTTGGACTTGATCATCCATTCTGGTTTTTAACATATAACTAACTCTAATTACATCCGAAACCTTTGGATCATCCGGAATATTTGGGCTTATGTTGATCTGACCTCCTGAAGAACTATCAATCCTATGGTGGCTTTTCGTTCCGTCTAGGTAAAGGATTTCAATATACCTGAAGGTATCATAAGACCACAAAGGTTCAGATTGGTTTTGATCCACCGTTATTGATGTTCCATTTTGCGTAGGTGGTGAAACCAAAGTAAGATCACTCAGCTGGGTTGAAAGAAGAAAAGGTTTCCACGCACCTCTAACACTATCAAAAAAAGTCATCCAATAATCAATATCACTTTCACCTTGCTTCCATCCAAGTCTGTTAAACTTAAATCTCTTGTTTCCATTAATGTATAAACTTCAGGCTTACCAATGTTGTTATCAAACACTTCCCTTGGATATTCAAACACCTCAGATGTTCGATCAATGAATGTCTTTTCTAGTATGTAAATTCCATCAAGTGTTGTTAAATCCTGAGGGGAATTATCCCGAACAAGGGGTAATTCTTCAAAATTTGTCATACTTGTGGAAAAAGAACCAGTCACATATTGCCACGATATATTTGCTTGATTAGCAATTAGAAAAACACCACCTTTGATAATAAACCACCCTTCATCAATATCAGAAGATAAGGGATCAACTATGTCACATCCGTCAGAATAAATTGATCCTGTATAGGTTGATTGTATTTGCTTAGTTTCTGAATTAAAAATAACAACGGGAACGCCTACCTGAAGCTGAACTTGTTCAGGATCGAAGAAAATTCTAGTCTGTCCAGAAAGAACAGATTGAGTTGCCCTTGACGTATATGGATAAATTGGTTGAATTCCGGGAAGGGAAAGTTCGTTGTTTAAAACATCCCACAAGTCCCTTCTTTCTTCCTGATTAACAGATCGAAAGTTCATTGTTAGTGATCTTCTAGGATACCTTCTTAGGGACATACGGCTTTCAGTCCCATTTATTGTGGTCATGATATCAGTTCGCCAAGTCAGATTTTCTCTGATACCTGTTTCTGGAAGAATGGTAAGTGTCATTGGCTTCCACCTCTGAGAACCTTATTCACAGAAGAGGCCTTTCTTTGGACAGCATTAACGACCAGACGATCACCTTCTTCCCCTGACAAAGCTTCCCTTATCTCTCTGGGGCCGACTTGGACGACAACCTGTGGTGCAGGGGCCTGAATTATTTGCGGCCCACCTTGTTGATCCCCCTGTCTCTGCTGACCGGGTGTTTCAACCGATACCCTTTCACCACGTGTGGCCCTAAAGGCCACCAACTGACTGTCGGGTGTGTTGTTGTTACCCCCAACGACAAAATCGCCACCATTCTGAAATCCAAGAAGACCACCAAGAAGGCCTCCGGCACCAAGACCTCCCCCGCCAAGGAAACCGCCAACCAATTGGGAAAATATTTGATTTACAGCAAGCTTCAAAAGCTGTGCAAAAAGATCAGAGAAAAATTGACGAATATTGAATTGGCCTGTTTTAGCAAATTCAACAATAGCATCAGTTGCACTATTAAATGCACCAACTACAAAATCCGAAACTTGACTTCCGACATTGTTAGCTTGTTCAGCAATTCTAGCTAACCCATTTGAGACACCGCCACTGATCGTGTTGTCAAAGCTTGTTGCTGTGACATTCAGTTCACGCATTTTTGCATTATACTGTTCAAGAGAAATTGCACCTTGGTCAAATAGTTGAGTAAGGGCAATTTGATCAGCCCTAAGCTGTTGCTGGGGACCTTGTATCTCTCTTAAAAGGTCTCGACGTGCTTCAAGTAATTCATTTGAAGCACCTATGCCGCCCCCCGATCTGGAACCTGAACCACCGGGTATAGTTGGTAGTCCAGAACCCCCCGGTATGGTTGGTGCAACAGCGCCTTGTAAAGGTCCTTGTGTTGGAAGCCTTGACGCAGCCAGTGCGTCAGCTTCATCAAATACCCCTCTTATAAAATCCCTTGCACCGCCAGCTTCAAATCCTTCAGCAAAAGCATCAGATGCAGATTTTCCAGTAACGATTGCTGCATCAGCAATAGCTGTTGGTTGAAAAAGACCAATTGTGTCTTGTCCGAAAAACGACGCAACCTGATTGAAACCGCCAATTATTTCATTTAGAAATTGCTTATGTTTATTTAGAATAGTGTTAAAAATGTTGCTAAAACCAACACTAATTCCATTCAGCGCATTCAATGCTGCTTGCCGTGCAGCGGCAAACCCTCCACGGAAAACACCAATAGTTCCATCAATAATTGTAGCCGCAGTTATTAGAATGCTTTCAAGTGAAAGGTTTACATCACCAACCACCGCTTCTACTAGTTGTCCAATTTTAGGAAATTCAACCTGAAATGCATCTATAACAGGTCGCATTGCTTGCGATATTCTATTAAATACAACAGTAGTCACGTCCCCAAGAGTTGCCATACCGTCACTGCTAACCTTGATAGCATCACTGAAACGATACAAAAGTGTTATTGCAGTCGTTAATGCTACAATAAGAAGACCAATTGGGTTCGCCGCTATAGCAATCGTTAAAGCATTCATTACAACTCTACCGCGTATTGCAGCGGCATTAAATAAACCCATTGCTAAAGTTGTCTTTCCAAGTGCAGCCTGCACTTGACCAGCAACCCTAACTGTAGAAATCAAAGTATTGCTAAAGGCAATAACTCTGCTTACCAAGAAAGCTGTCCCTAAAGTTTTTAGAATATCAAATAGAAGTGACATATTGTCTGCCAAGAACCGTGCGGCGGCGGTTACTAATGGAAGTACAACTTGCCCAAGTTCGATCAGTTCAGCTGTCAGGGCATCGACAACACGGCCTAGCTGGAAGCCGGGGCTGTTTGCCATCCTGTCGAAAGCTTCCTGTGTGGAACCGGCGCGTTCTTCCATGTCACCAAGAATGTTGGTGAAGTCTTCTGCACCACTACCAGTTAGTGCAAGGATCGGGACCAAAGCTTCTACACCGCCGAACAGGCGTGCCAGCGCTTCGGTGTTCCCACCTGTCGCTTCGGTCAACGATTGAAGGAACCCTTCCAAACCTTTGGCCTGCAGTGCAGCCACATTAAATTCGATCCCAAGCTGTTCAGCCAGATCGACAGCTTCAGATGATGGCTTGGATACAGCGGCCAGAACGGCGCGAAGCCCGGTGATACTTTCGGCAGTGGAAATGCCGCCTTTGGTCAACGCAGCGGTCGCAGCAACCAGCTGGTCAAAGTCCACACCTACCTGTGCGGCAAGTGGGGCAACACGGCCCAAGGCACTAGACAGTTCTTCCACGGTGGTTTTACCGGCGCGGACACCGACAAACAGGGTGTCAGACACATCGGCGGCACCAGCCACGGCGTCACCATAGGCGTTCAGGACAGTGGTCAGACCGTCCGTGGCAGTGAACACATCGGTCACACCACCTACAGCCAGCTGGTTGGCCACGTTCAGGATTTCGGTCGCTTCAGCTGCATCAGCAGCACCAGCAGAAATGGCTTGATAGAATGCACGGGCTTGGCCTACAGCGGTTCCGCCATAGGTGCGGGACAGTTGCAATGCGCTGTCGTTGATTTCGTTGATCTGCTGGTCTATGTTGTCGCCAGTCAGCAGCGTGGAAACTTCCGCCAAAGCATCAGCGAATTCCACAGCGGCGGATGTTGCAGCGGTCAATGCGGCGACCGCGCCAGCGGCGGCAAGCCCCTTCAGTGCTGTTCCAAGGAAATCGACATCATCGCCAGCGCGACGTGCCTTATCACCAAGATCACGAAAACGGCGGCGAACCACACGGGTTCCGCGTTCTTCGACAAGGATCGTCAAGCGTTCAGTCATCTGATCCCCCGTAATAGTTTTTGCCGGTTAGCGAAATCGCGTGCCGCTGCAGCTGCATCCGTGACCATTCCTGCAGGCGCTTGGGCCGAATAGCCGTCTTCTAGCCTTCGGATATACGGCAAACCGTTGCTGATGTAAATGCCGGGTTGACCGACTTTCCAGCGTTCTATGACTGCCCGTCCTTTGGCGAGTGCTTCAGCAGTGCCAGCTTCTGGGGAACTGGGGTCCGATTGTGGAACGGAACTGGGTTCAAGCCCAATATCAACATCCCAGCCAGACCTAGCACGACCAGACAGAACAGGTGTTCCCTGAACGACCACTTGATCCGCCACCAAAGCTGTTCCACGAACCACTTCCGTGGAATTATCTTCCACGATGTCTGCGATCCTTCGCATTCGTCGTCCGAGCGACCCAAGATTGCGGTGGTTGGCCATGGTTCTGATTTAGCATGTTTCATGGCCAACCTTCAAGATGTCTTGTTCTTCTTCGCACGCCACTTCAAGAAGAATATGTCCAGCGCACGCACGTGGTGGTAAAGGTCTTCGAACCCATCACTGTCCATATCCAGTTCAATGGCATAGTCACGGATGGCTGATCGGGGGATCGGCCCAATGTCCATGCCTACAACCCGTTCGCTTTCCAGATCGTGGAAAGCGGCAAGGAAGATTTCCAAGCCGAATTCCAGATCAGGCGCGTTGGCGATCTTGCCGGGAAGCGGCAACCCCATGCGGATTGCCTGCTGGATTATGGTCTGTTCGGTCGGCCCTTGTTCAAGGGTATATTCAAGGACCGCGATCAGTTTTTTGTGTCGTCGTCCCGCAAGGAAGCCAGATACAGTTCCATGTCCATGGCATCCTTCTGAATGTCTTCCAGAACAGACGGAAGCGCTGTCAGAGTTGCTTCGACCAGATCGGCGCTGAACTTGCCAACGGAACCGTCTTTCTGTTCGATACCGGACACCCATTCGCCTTTGTCAGCGTCGAACATTTCCCAGCCCATCACGATGGTCTTCGCGAAGACCTTGGTCATGATTTCCTTCTGGCGTTCTGCGGGAACGGAATTGGTTTCCAACGCACGCTTCAGCGGCTTCGTCGCCAGCTGCAGTTCGTTCAGATATTTGCGGTTCGCACCCCCGGCACGTGCGATCTTCACACGATAGTCGCCGTAGTCCATCCACACACCGGACTTTTCAAGTTCCGGGTTGGTTTCTTTCTTGTCATACATTCCCATGGGATTGTTCCTTGTAGGTTTCGATTTGTTTTCGTGGGTCAGTTGTAGACGAAAAAACCCGACCAATCAAGGCCGGGTTTTTCCTTTTTCAGTGAGTGGCTTAGGTCTGTGCGACCGTGGGCAGATAGTCGAAGTAGCAGAACATCAGGGTGTAGTCCAAGGCGCTGTCGATCTTCGCACCAGTCGCCGCATCCAGCGTCAACGGAAGGGTGATCGCGGCGTCCTGTTCGACGTTCGCGCGGCCATCACCCAAGGCGATCAGCGGCACATCCATGACGATCCCAGCGTTGTCTTTCGCAATCGCGATGTCAAACGTGATGTCAGAGTTGTTCCGCACAGCGGCCACAGCAGCGATGTCAGCCAGATACACGGTCAGTTCGCCAGACACTGTGAACGTACCAGCGGTGACTTCGAACGCGCCAAGAACACCGATTGCCTTGTTGGGCGACACGTTGTTGTTGATGGTCAGGGTCATTTCCGTGGCGAAGGCGAACAGCGGTGTAGGTGCTGCATCGCCGTCCACGACCTGCGCCAACTTGATCCGGCTGAAGTCGGAAGACGTGTTGATGGCATCGCTTTCCACAAGCGGAACGCGCGTTCCGGCCTTCAGGCCCTGCACGTCCGTCCGTTGTTCATTGTCCGTTGCGACGAACGACAGGGAAGCCGTCATCTTGTCGGCCTGTGGAATTTCGATTTCCAGTTCGTTCGGAACCGCGCCAACCAGATATTCGGACTGGTCGTTGGGCGAAGTCTCGGAAGGTTTGCCCAGCGTGCGTTCCAGCTGGTAGGTGCGACGAACGATGTCACCACCGACTTCGTTCTTGATCGTGCGAGGCAAGAAGATTTGAACCTGTTCACCACCGGCCAGAACTTCCGCAACCATCGTGACATCCGACTTGTCAAAAGACAGTCGGTTGGCGGCAATGGAACGGACGCGCTTGAAGCCGTTGTTGGCAGGATCAGTGAAGCTGTTTGCAGCTGCATCGCCACCGACATAGACCCATTCACCCGGCACAAGGCCCAAAGTGGTGAAGTCGAAGACGGTCGATGTCAGCGCGGGGAATGTCCCAGCAACATCAACACCAAGGTCATCAGCGCCGGTCAGGGCACCGACCTTGACCAACTTCGCGCCAGCGGCGGGAACTTCGTCAATCAGGTCTTCTGCAACGGTCAGGGAAGCGGCCACAGCAGCGGTCACGTTCTTCAGACCGTTGTTGTCGGCAAAGCCAGACGCCAGAAGGATGTCACCAGCTTGGAACACGTCAAGACCAGCAGCGGCTTCGAAGTCTTCGTTGGTGCCATCAACGTTCGTGATTTCACCAGCGCCACCGAATTCCGCCTTCCGGCGAAGATCAGCGAAGAAGAAGCCCTGCGACAAGTCTTGCAGGTTGGTCAAGGTAACGTCTTGGCTGAAGCCGCCAGATGCGTCCAGATCGGTCACAACGCCTTTCTTCCGTTGCCGGGAAGGGTTGATTGGGTTCCGGGCGACCGTGGTCAGCTGACCGCCAAAGTCGTCATATTCGTTAGGTTCAAGCGGAAACCACACAGGATCGGTGGCATCGCCGTTGGCAATGAACGGAAGTTCGCCAATGCATTTTTCTTCTGCATAGGAAAGGCCCGTCAGATTGCTGTCGATTTTTTGAATTTCACCAGCCATGGATTTGTCCTTTCAAGGTTAGCGGTTAGTGCACTTCATGATAGCTGAATTCGGCAATGACATTGAATTGAAACCAATCGCCATTTTGGCCAACCTCATTCAGCCTTGCGTTGCGATACCATACACCATGGCAGGGGTCGCTTGGCTTTTCATAGCCCTTTAGAACGTCATTTGCAAGAACATCAAGTTCAGACAGTCCATCGCGATTGGCTTTGTCAAACAGCTGAACAGTGACAGTCCCGTTTCGCAGGAAGGAACGCTTGCCTTGGACGTTTCCAAGGGTGGCAGATTGGCCACTGACATGGCGCACGATGATGCGTGCCCATGGGTCAGTCTGGTTGGGTGGTTCCCCAGCCGTGCCGTCATACTGGGCCAAATATCCAGTCATGTCCCAGACATCCTTGAACGTCTTCAGGATCGCGTCCCGGCCTTCAGTGACTGTCAAAGATCGTGCCATCAGTTCTTCAATCCTATGATATACAACAGGATGGTATCACCCGGCTGCAGTTTCATCACCCCATTGAACCGCCATTCCTTGCTATTTGCTTCAATCACTTGGTGGTAGTCGGCCAGATCATATGTCGCCCCGAGTTCAGGTGCAACAATGCAGATTTGTTCGGATGTGCGGAACAGATCGTTATCGGTCGAACTGAAGCCCAAGCCAGCACCATCAGGGACGAAAACGGCATTCAAGGTCTGGATGTTGTCAGTTCCCTGTGCGGATGTCCCACGCCATGGTTTGTCAGGATCAGCAGCGTCTTGTTGCACGTTCTGGACGAACTGAACTGATCGTCCGTTGCGGGTGATCAGCCGATTAGCCAGATTGATGACGGGTGTCCAATCACGCATTGGTTCAGTTCCTGATCACTTGCTTGGAAAAACCCGACAAACCAATTGATCTTAGGAACTTCTTCATCTGAAGATCAGCAGTTGGAATTTTCTGATAGGTTGTTCCAACACGGGATTTGGTTGTGTCATATTCAAATTCTTCTTCGATTGGACCAACCTTGCTTCGTTCTTTGGAAACAGGGCCACGTTCACTTTGTGTTGAGAACAAAGAATTGTCTGGATTGGCGATGTGTTCAGCATAAAGAACGATTGCTGAACGAAGAACATCTGTGACTTCACAGTTCGCAGTTGGAAGGGTAAGCCCTTGGGTTTCAGACAACGGGTCTTCTGTTACCTTACACAGCCATCGTGCTTCCACCATGTCGGTGGCTTGGATCAGAAGCGCGTTGATTGCAGAACCGCCAAGGGTCGTGGTTCGTCCGCGATCCTTCACATAGTCCTTGTAAAAATCAGAACTGACATATGAATTCGCACCGTCAATTCCAGTTCCGTCTTCCAATACAAATGCCATGGTTAGGGTGTCCTTGTGATATCAGGATCAATTGTGAACTGACCCTTCAGAATTGTTCGTGTTGATCCACCCCCAACCATTTGAATGTCATAGTTGTATACATCAGGGGTTTGGGTCAAATCACCAATAGAAGGCTGGAAATCCACCCGTCCATTTGGCCCATCGACCACCGCACCGTTGATTTGGAAAAGCGCACCTGTGTCATCAGCTGGATCGTCGGATGAATTCACTGTCAGGGTGAAAGTGTATCCTGTCACATCAAGAACAACGCCATCCGACTTCACGGTGATAGGCATGACCGGACTGTCACCACGGGCGACCAAGATTGGTTCTGTCTTTGGGCGAAAATCAGCCATTGCAAATTCCTACATCCACGGTGATCATATTCACATCCACTTCTATCCCATTATCCACATCAACGTCCAGTGCTGGATTGTCGATGCATGCTTCCAACGGGTTAGCAACTTCACCTACAAGTTCTATTTGTTCAATTTCCACATCAACTGCTTCCTGAACTTCAACGTCAATCAGCCCAGCAACAATTCCCCCAACACCAGCTGGGATCAATCGGCCCAAGGTTATGCGTGTCAGGGTGTGCATTATGGTTGCCTTGTCAATGTGTTGGTGTTCACGTTGTCACCCGTGATGTCCAAAGTGATACCACCAGCTGTTTCTTGATCCTGTGTTACGGTCACAGGGTTGTCCTTGTCCAGACCTCGCATGCGCCACAGTTCAACCAGAAGATCAGCAAATGTCTTGTCACCGATAGCCAAGGCACCAAATGGGTCTTGCGGACCTACATCCGTGATCACGTTCACTTCGACTGTAAAATCACCCAGTGTGGAAGTTGTCAGCTTTGCGCCATCCAGACGGAATATATTTCCTGATAGGTTCCATGCGTGATCAGCTTCATAAGGACGAAGAACCCAAGGGGGTTTCAAAAAGAAGAACCGTGGAACAACACCACCATCTGGAAGTGAGTTGCCGCCGATCACAGTCCAAGGGAATTCAATCCTGTTCAATGCATCATCGTTGATCCATTGAACCTTTGCATCAGAAAAAAGGTCTATCTGAACATTAGTGTTCACCGCCCCAGAAACTGGGGCGGTGTCTGCAATAACTGTGCGTGTGGCTACGTCATAGATAGGCACATCATGGCCTTACTTCGCTTTGGCTTTGTCTTTGGCCGACGACATTGGAAGTTCCTTCGCAGATGCTTCAGCGTCTTCATCCCACTGTTTTTCAACAGAAGAACCACGCACATAGACCTTAGAAGGATCAACAGGGTCAACATCCCACTGGATGGCAAACCCAAAAGCGCCGCCGTTGTGGATGACAGCCAGATTGCCTTCATAGCGCTTCACAATTTCCACCTGTTCATCGGACAGCGGGTTGCGGTCGCGAGGGGTTTCCCCACGGTCTTTCTGACCTTGGATCAAGGCGTCAACACGTTCCTGTGTTCGCCAGCGATACAAGGCATACCGGATATCTTTGACAACCTTGCGCCGTTTCTTGGCATCACCATCAATCGGAATGATCTTGCCGCTGTCATAGTGGCACAGTGCCCAGCCCAGTTCAGGGCTTTTGTCTGTGACGTGGATCAGCTTCTTTTTGTAGTTTTCCCATCCCGTGAATGGGTTTTGGGCTGAATATAGTGCAGCGATCTTCTGATGGCCTTTCTTGGCCTTTTCAGGCCCTGCACTCAGGGCCTGAAAAGCACGTTCGATAAGTTCAGTTCGCATTGGGCAAGTTCCTTAGTTAGTGGTCATTAGTTAGTGGTCATTAGACCGGGTTGCTGTAGTTCCGTTCATCGTTCGCATTGATTGCAAACGTTTGCCCAGAACCCGACTGGATGATGAATTCAAAGAATTGATCTTCAAAGTCAGCAAGTCCGGTCAGCTGGACAGTGATTGGGACAGGTGTTGCCGCTGAAGCAGCCCCACGCTGGACGTTGTTGGTGAAGTCATAGTCCCACCCGATGGATGCAGCTGTGACTTGGAAATCCAACGGCGATGAACTGTTGTCATTCACAATGATCGCACCGGCAGTGTCGAAGTCATTACCAGCATTGTCACCAGCATCATCGTTCGTGAAGTAGACGACCACGCGAGTGTCAGCATCCAGCGCATCAACGATGTTTTGCGAGAATTCGAACGTACCAGACGAAACAACCGGGAACGGCACACGAGACACCGCACCGCCGTCCACAGGGTGTGGTTGGGGCTTGATGAAGTTGGTGCTGTCAGCATTCCGGTTTTCAATCCAAACACCTTCCAGAAGGATCAAGTTGGTGCCTTCGAAGAAGAACAGTTCATCAGCAATGTTGCCGTTTACAGTTCCGAAAGCATCGCCATTGGTGTCATCATTGATGTTGACTGTTTGGCGAAGTTGGCGCTGACCCCAGTTGTAGACAAGACCGTGCAGTGCGCCTGCAGCGTCCAGAATACGGCTGAAGTGATAATAGACCGAACCAATTTGACGTTCGCCGGGATCAACTTCCCATGTCACAGTGCCATCAGCGCCAGCACCTGCAGGAACACCCACACCGGACGTGCCACCAACTGTGCATCGGAAATAACGGCCTGAAGAAGCACCGGAAGGAAACTGAACAATGTCGCCAGCCGTATAGACGGTGCTGTCCGCACGTGTGGTCACGGTGTCATGGTTGCCGGTCAAGTAATCAAGACCCATGGAAGTGTAGGGTGCGTTTGCGTCGATGTTGGCATCACTTTCAGTGATGTCCAGATCGGAACCATTTTCCAGCGGGAAACGATAAAGGGTTGCTTCAAGTGTCGGGATACCCTGTTCAGCCAAAAGGTCATAGCTGGCATAGGTTTTACCCTGTTCGCGAAGGAAGGCTTTGAAGAAGTCTGTGTAGTCGGTCGGACCAGACGCATCAAAAATCAAAACGGCTTCGTTGATGTTGCCGGTTTTGTCGAAGTTGGTTGTGGACTGATCGAAACCAGCAACTTGCTGGTAATAGGACTGATCAAGATCGCTGTCATGGTTTCCAAGTGAAAGCATAGCAGCCCAAAGATCACCATCTTCAGTTCCAACGCTTTCCTGCCATCCAGATCGGAAGAG